GTTCGGCTTGTATGTCAACCATTCCCCATCGGGAGTGTCATCGGCCTTGACCAGCAGGCGGGTGCGCAACCAGCCCTTCATCTGCTTCAGTTCCAGATGCTTCTCCAGCAGATCGCTGAAGTACATATCGGCGGTAGTGATCAAGTCCATGCCATCGGGGAACAGTTCGCTCGGCTCGGTGCGCGGCTGCGCCTTGATCCACTCGTACATCTGCAACTCCAGATCGCGATCCAGAAACGTGATCAGGTTCTCACCGCCATGTCCGTCGTTCTCGACGTACCCAGCCTTCTTGCCGTTGATGTAAACCGTTGCGACGAACGCCTCGGTTTCCTGCGACAAGAACGCTGCATGTTTCACATTCCTCAGTTCGATCAACATCTCGTACCTCATTTCGTTCCGGCGGAATTGCCGAATCCGCACCCGTTCCTCATCGGGTGCGGTATCGGGGATTCGACCTACTTGATTCCCTGCTTGGACAGCGCGGCCTTGATCATCGAGTCAGCCATGAAGTCGGCCATGCCGGGATGCGGGTTGCCGTTGCAATAGATGTACTGCTCGACGAGCATCGGATCGAGCGTCAGATCGACCTCGCGGAACCGGTCCATCGTCCAGTCCTGCAACCGCTCTTCCCAGAGGCGAACGAGCATCGTGTACTGATCATGCTCGGCGGCGACGGGCTTGAAGTCGTTGCCCATCGCGACTTCCCATGCGGTATTGACAACGTCGTTCTGCGTGTCGGAGTGCAAGTCCCAGTTGCAACCGAACGTCTTCTTGAACGCATCGTTCATCGCCATGTTGGAGTCGATGAAATCGTGCGTATGGCAGATGCCCGTCTTGCGGGTCCGGTTGCGCCGCACGATCTCAGCAATGAACAGGTCGGCGTACTGGCCGTACTCCTCGTCCATCCACTCACGCACAACCGTGACGAACGCGACCGCCAGTCGCTTCCACGATGCGGTCCAGACCTCGTCAGCCATGTCGCGCGTTTCGTCAATGTCATCGGCAACGACGGGCAGCGCGACTCCGCGCAACCAGTCGTTCGGACGCCAGTCGATGACATGATCGGACCAGTCACCCTGCGACAGTTCCTCTACGCTGAACTCGTCCCAAGTCAAGTCGTGACCGCCGAAGGCCCAGCACTTCTCATCGTTGATGATCTTCGGCTTGCAGCGCGTCCAGCCCTCATCGGGGTAGTTGCGCTTGCACTCTTCGATGGCGGCGTTGTTGTCGCCGTTCTCGTCGCTCGTCCCGTACGCCGTACCCAGTTCCTGCTCGTACTCGTCGATGCGGTCCTTGATGGTGTAGAGCAGATCGTCGCCGTCCCACTTGATCTGCCAGTAGTCACGGTTGGTGTCTTCGCCGTCCTGCGGTCCCATGTTCGCGATCACGGCGTCCAGCGCATCGCGGTTGATCCACGGGCAGGCCCAGCCGTTCCAGCGCGTGCCGTATGACCAGCCCTGCACGACGATGGTCAACCAGTCCGCGCTGAAGTAGCACGGGTAGGCATCGGGATCGATCTCCTTGGGCAGTGCGGGTCGGAAGTCACGCTGGAACATTTCCCAGTCGCCCTTCTGTTCGCGCCCGCCGCCCGCCGGGAACATCTTGACGGTCCCGCGCTCGATTGCCGCAAGCAACCAGAGTTGCTTGATGCGGGCCTTGTCATGAACGCTAACGAACGTGTCGGTGATCACGGTGCGCTCGGCCAGCGTTGCCTTGCGAAGGAAGTCGGCAACGTACGCCTGAAGCACCGCGCCGTTCGAATGATCGCGGTCGATCTGCAGCACGTTGCCCCACTCACGCAGTTCGTCGCGCTGATCGTGAAGGAACAAGTGGTAGCGTTCCACGTAGCCCTCACCGTCACCTTCGACACTGGCAACCGTCGCGCGACTGCCCGCATCGATGCCCATCTCCGAGTTGGTGATGGGCCAGAACATCTCTTGAGTGAAGATGACTTGGTCACCTTCGGCCAGTTCCAATAGGTCTTTCCCAGACATGAATGCGCTCCTTTTCAGAGGGGGTGATTGATCGCGACCAAGTCAACGCGACTGATCGTCGCCCGAAGTTTAACCGAACATAGACCGGTGATCAACCGAACATATATAGATGGGCCGGATTCAGTGCCGCCCAGGCGGGGTGGATCACGCGCAACTGCAGCTAAAATCAGCGGTTATGCCAGTCGGGAGGCGGAATCGGCACGGCCATGCCCAACTCGTATCCCGCCTCAATGGGCAGGCCCTGCAAGCCGCCGGGACGGATCACCCAGACGGGATCGATGATGCGGCGCGCGATAGCAATAGAAGAGAATCCCGTAGACTCAGAGAACAACAATAGATTCCTCCGCGCGCTCTTGATTGATTCACCGTGACGCTCAGTACAAGAGATGCCAGCAATCAACTGAAGAGCATCGCGCTGAAACAACCGCGCAATCTCGTACAAAACAGGATGCCACTTGCGCACGGCTGGGACTGGTAGACCAGTCATCACCAAGTCGAGGGCGAAACCAACCTGCACCGAAATGTGATCGTGCCTCAATCTGGGCATGCGCACGCGCCCAGACGAGGTCGGTATCTGTTCAGGTTTCAGCGGGTGGGCGGGGACATATTGAACGCCACTTGCCTCGCCCGCCGCCGTTTCAGGTCCAGCGCATGCCTTGTCTCGCTCCATGCATGTTAGGGTATCGGATCATGCCAGCACATGTCCAGATTTTGATCAGTGCCAGCACATGTCCAGCACATTCCCAGCACATTCCCAGCACATTCCCAGCCCAGTGCCAGCACCAGTGCCAGCAGCACCAGTGCCAGTGCCAGCACATTCCCAGCACATTCCCAGCCCAGTGCCAGCACCAGTGCCAGCACCAGTGCCAGCACCAGTGCCAGCACCAGTGCCAGCACCAGTGCCAGCCCAGTGCCAGCACCAGTGCCAGCACATGTCCAGCCCAGTGCCAGCACCAGTGCCAGCACATGTCCAGCCCAGTGCCAGCACCAGTGCCGGGAAGTGCCAGAAAAATTTATAGGCGCCCGCCTGGGGGGCAGTGGCGCGAATTTTCAGCGCAAAAAAATACCCTGCCAATCGGCAGGGTAAGTGTCTGGGAAGACTGCTAAGGACTAGTGAAAAGGACTAGTGACGAGGATAGACAATGTCTGTATCGTCCTTGGCGCATGCGGTACAGATTCCGCACTTCGCCTTGGCCGAAGACTTGCCCGCAAAGTGGACCGCCACCGCCGGGCAGACAATGCAGCGTCTTCCCGATTGCGCGGTCCGTTCCCTAGCAAGGTCGCGGGAGTACATTAGGCGAAGCGCGCGCGACATGTCGCGCCTCCCTGCTACGATGGAAACCGCATCATCCGCCTTGAGGAATCGACGCACGCTTGTGGCCGATTCGCGGATGGTCGCCAAGTGGCCGAAGCGCGCGCGGTATCGATCCGCCTTAGCCTTCGTCTCGACTGGGAAGTGTACTGGGACTTTCCCCGCGCGTAAGGCGTCAAGTAGCTTGTCTAAGGACTTGGCGAACTTTTTACCGATACGGTTCGGAACCGAACCAGCCGAAGAGAATCGGAACCAGTCGAGTGGATAGCGACCGATCAACCCAAGTAACACTTCGGTAAACGCTTGTTCGGTTAAGGCATGGGCAGGGATAGTCTCGTGACGCTGTAGCTTGGGCAATAACGTTTTCGCGCGGAACTTTTCAACTCGGATTGCATAGCAGTCGGTCCTGAAGTGCGGGCATGCGCTCGCACAATTCGGACCGCCAGACGTACCGTAGTTAAGTGAACGCGAAGACGGTATACCCTTGCCGAACGTAGAAAGAACTGGCCTGCCTTGGAATATGTCAAGACTGCGCTTTGACATGTTTACTCCGATCTGATGCGCAGTCTTCCCAGACATTACTACATCTTATCGGTTTTTGATCGGATTGCACGTTAGGTAAATGTACCGCCGATGCCATGGCCATGGGGGGGGCTGGACATGTTAGGGGCCGTTAGGTAAATGTTACGGAAATCGGACCTGAGTGTCCGTTGTCAGGTGCTGTACCGGCTCCAGGAACCGTGCCGGCCTGGATCGCTCGCGAACCGCCACGGCGCCGGGCGGGGGCGGGGGGGACCCCCATCTTTCATCGCCGGCGATGAAAGATATGCCCACACTGAAAAAATCCTGAACGACCATGTTCGGTTCTTGTTCCAACCGGCCTTATGCCCTGGTTGTGGACCGGCCTGTCCTGTACTGGAGCGGTGCCTGGTGCGGGCCGGGCCAATCCTTGTGGGGCCAGGTGGGTCATTGTGGGTTTGGGTGTTATGCTGTAGCTATGAGTCGCGCGTTATCCGAAGCGCAGACGTTGCTTGAGCGGTTGGATGAGATTCGAAAGTCCGACCGTTTGATGCGTGAGTACGCGATGCTTCATCGCGACGGCGGGGATCTGGGACCATACGACTGGCAGGCGGAATACCACGCAGCGGGCAGGGACCATGTGGAGCGGTGCATGGTGGCCGCGAACCGTGTGGGTAAGACGAGAACGGCGAGTGCGGAGGTGGGGTTACACCTGACGGGTTGGTATCCGGACTGGTGGGAGGGACGGCGGTTTACGAGGCCGGTACGGTGTTGGGTGGGGAGTGAAACGAACGAGGCGAGTCGAGACATTGTTCAGAATGCGTTGTTGGGTGATCCGGTGGGGACGGGTTGGATTCCCAAGAGGATGATCCATCCGAAGGATCCCAGTTGGCGTCAGGCGGGGATCAGCAATGTTGCGGACACGGTTCGGGTGAAGCATGCCAGCGGGGGGTGGAGTTTGTTGGGGTTCAAGACGTACGAGCAGGGCCGTGCCCGTTGGCAGGGGACCAGTCAGCACCTGGTCTGGTTTGACGAGGAGCCTCCGCAGGACATTTACACGGAGGGATTGACCAGGACGTTGGATGCCGGCGGGATGGTGATGTTGACGTTCACGCCGCTGAAGGGGCCGTCTGATGTGGTGGTTCACTTCATGGACGGCGGGGCGGGGATTCACTTGACGAACGCTACGTGGACTCAGGCGCCTCACCTGGGGGAGGCTGACCGTGCGCGGTTGTTGTCGAGTTACCCGGAGCATGAGCGTGATACGCGGGCCCGCGGCATTCCGATGATGGGTGAGGGCGCGGTGTACCCGGTTCCGGACGAGCAGATTATTTGTGAGCAGTTCAAGGTTCCCGATCACTTCCGCCGGATCTGCGGGATCGACTTCGGGATCGGTCATAATTTCGCTGCGGTCTGGTTGGCGTACGACGCTGACATGGACATTGTTTTCGTGACGGATGCGTGGAGGGTGAAGGGTCAGACGCCGGCGTACCACGCGGCGGCGTTAAAGGCCAGGGGCGAGCAGATCCCGGTAGCGTGGCCTCACGACGGGCACATCAGGGACAAGGGATCAGGGACGGTCCTGGTCGAGCAGTACCGGGCTCACGATGTGAACACGTTGGGGATGAGTGCCCGTTACGAGAACAAGACGGGGGGCGGTCAGCCTCGCGAACCGGCGGTGATGGACATCCTCGAGCGGATGCGTACGGGGCGGTTCAAGGTGTTCCGTCACCTCGAGCAGTGGCTGGAGGAGAAGCGGATGTACCATCGGAAAGATGGTCAGATCGTGGCTGAAAGGGATGACTTGATGAGTGCAAGTCAGTATGGTGTGATGATGATCAGGTTCGCGGACAGTGATCGCAGACCGGTAATGCCGGCGAGTTCTGCGGATGAGAACTACGATCCGCTGTCTTCATTTTCGAGAGGATAAGCCATGAGTGGTGTATTCGGCGGGGGCGGCCCCAAGAGCGCGAGGGTGGTTTCACCGGACCGTTCCGAGGAGGATGCCCTGGAGGCGGTGCGGCTGCAGCGGACAAGGCGTTCAATGGCGTTCGGGCGGGGCAACACGATCCTGACCAGCGGTCTTGGCGCGTCCCAGAGCGACGACTCGCTGGGGACCAAGACGCTGCTGGGCGCGTAACTTCTTGGCGACATGGAGGTTGTTATGCCTGCAGACCCGAAAAAAATCATTTCGCGGTTCAACCGGGTGGTGAGCGAGCGTCGGAACTGGGAGCATCACTGGGATGAAGTCGCGCGGCTTGTCCTGCCGACGCGGGGGTTCAACAACGCCAGGGAACCGGGGACGAGGCGCGGCAATCAGATCTTCGATTCGACGGCGCCGATTGCGTTGGTTCGGTTGGCGTCGATGTTGCATTCGTTGCTGACGAACCCGGCGATCAAGTGGTTTTCGCTGCGCGCCGAGGACGTCGGTTTGATGAAGAACCGGGCGGTCCAGGTGTGGCTTGAGGACGCGACGGACCGGATGCTGGGTCTGTTCAACTCGCCGGCCAGCGGATTCGCGACGGCGGTGCATGAGGTTTACCTGGATCTCGGCGCGTTCGGCACGGGGATAATGGCGATCAGGGACGATATGGAACTGACGTTCCAGGCCCGGCCCTTGAACAACCTTTACATCGCGACGGACGACCGCGACCGGGTGGTGCAGTCGTACCGGCACTTCGACATGCGGGCGCGGGAGATGCTCGAGCAACCGGGCTGGAACCCGTCCGACAAGGTGCGGAAGATCGCCGCGGACGAGAAGAAGGCTGACGAGCGGATCAAGCTGGTGCATGCGATCCTCGAGCGGGGCGAGTTCGATCCCCAGAAGATCGATTCGCAGAACATGCCGTGGGCGAGCGTGTACGTCGAGGAGGATTCGAAGCACAAGGTGGCCGAGGGCGGGTTCCACGAGAACCCGTACCTGGTGGCGCGGTGGAGCAAGGCCCCCGGCGAGGACTACGGACGGTCGCCGGCGATGGATGCCCTGCCGGATATCAAGGTGATCAACGCGATGAGTCGCACGGTGCTGGAAGCGGGCGAGATCGCCGTGTCGCCGCCCCTGATGGTGCCGAGTAACGGTTTCGAGGGTCCGTTCCGGACGGCGCCCCGGTCGATCAACTACTACCGCAGCGGCACGGGCGAACTGCCCCAGCCGCTGGTGACGGGTGTGCGAACGGACATCGGCACCGACCTGATCGCCCAGCGCGCCGAAACCATCGATCGCGCGTTTTTCGTCGATGCGATGAATCTTCCGGAGAACGACCGGATGACCGCGACGGAGGTTCTCGAGCGGGTCAGGCAGAAACTGCAGACCATGAGCCCGGTGCTGTCCCGGTTGTACGCCGAGTTGCTCAGTCCCATTATCGAGAGGACGTTCAGGGTGATGGCGGCGCGGGGCGAGTTCCTGCCCGTACCCGAGTCGCTGGGCGCCCAGACGGTCAAGATCGACTACGTGTCCCCGCTGGCCCTGAGTCAGAAGGCGAGCGAGTCGCAGAACTTCCTGGCGTTCCTTGGCGCGGCCACGCCGCTGATCCAGGCGGATCCGGGCGCGATGCAGAACCTCGACACCGACGCTTCGGTCAGGTGGCTGCACTCGATCCACAACATCACCCCGCAGGTGATGCGTCCCGAGGAGGACGTTGCCCAGCTGAGACAGCAGGAGCAGGAGCAGGCCAACGCCGCCGCCCAGGCCGAGATCGCCGCGACGGTCGCCGGGGCCGCGGCGCAGGGGGCCAGCGCGATCAAGGACGTCAGCGAAGTGGGGGCGGTCTGAGATGGACCCGAACGAGGCCGCGCAGAACCGGTTGAAGGATTACGAGTACGTTTTCGGTACGGATCCCGGCCAGCGCGTGCTGCGGGACATCATGGCGATGGGGCACATGTTCGAGTCGAGCGTGGTTCACGGCGACGACAAGCCCGTGGAGTTTCGCGAGGGCGAGCGGAACCTGGTTCTGCGGATCCTCGCGAGCATGCCGATGCAGATCGATCTGCTCCACGCACTTGACCAGCAGACCGTGGACTATCAGAATCAGAGGACAGACCCACTGGCAACCATCGGAGAATAGACATGGTCCTTGGCAACGACATCATCGCAAGCGCGTACGCCCAACTCGAGGCGGGCGGCATTTCCCGTCCCGTGGGACTCAGCTGCAAGCTGTTCGAGTTGCAGACCGCCGGCGGCCCCGCCGTGCAGGACAACGCCACGCGGATCACCAATCCCACGACGCAGATCACCGCCGCGACGAGGCAACCGCTGATCGCGGACGTCGGCACGATCCTTCGCCTGATGCTGGGGTACGACGACGGGCTGACCGGCATCACCGACATGCAGTGCCAGGTGTTCGGTCGCGCCGACGACGACGACCCGTGGCGCCGCCTGAAGAACAACGACGAGCAGACCACGATCACCATCGTGACCGACACCACCGAGGACGCCGAGGACGGTACGCTCAAGTACACCGACGCGAACCTCAACGCCCACGCCATCGACCTGGACGGGTGCAAGGAAGTGGTGGTCGGCAACATCGTCGCCCTGGCCGGCGGCGGCAGCGGCGTGGTCAGCAACAGCGTGCTGTATGGCTGGGTCATCTAGTGCTTCGAGTCCACGGGATGGTCGAGGTGATCCACCAGATCCTCGACGCCGTGCGGGAACACGGCGCGACGGTCGAGCAGGGACCGTACGACATCGACGGGATCAGGGAGGACGACGGCAAGGTCCACCTGATCTGGGGGACCGTTCGACCTCCCGATGTTTACGCATGCCTGGCGGGGTTTCGCAATGTCTTTTTCGTGGAGAACGGGTGGCTGACCCAGTCCAGCGGGTGCTACATCGATCCGCACGGGCCCAACGCGCTCAGTAGTATTCGCGATGCGGTCGATATTGACAGTCCCTGCGATCCCGAGATGGTTGCCAAGCGCGTGAAAGACCTGCACATGTGGGAGAAGGCGACGGTCAATCCCCGCGGCGAAGATCACATCTTCGTTCCCCTGCAGGTCGAGAAGGACACGCAACTGCTGTACTTCTCGAGGATGGAGGACACCCCGTGGGACCGGCGGATCCCGAAGCTGGTGAACGACGTCTGCGAGGCTTTCCCCACGCGCCGGATCGTCTTCAAGGTCCATCCCCGCCGGCAGCAGGACCAGGTGAAGATGCTCCGGGCTCACCCGGCGGTGAAGCGGCACGGCAGCTGCGGCATCATCCAAAAGGCCAGCGGATCCAGCTACCAGTGGCTTGCCAGGGCGTCAGCGGTGGTCGGCATCAACTCGACCGTGCTGATCGAGTCCCTGACGTTCTTCAATCCGACGTACGCCATCGGTGAAGGACTGTTCTCAGGTAACGGCGTGATGCTCGAGGACGGGCCGCTCGAAGGCATCCTGGATCACGAAGTGGATCACGACCTGGTGCTGCGATTCCTGACGCACCTGTTCCGGCGGCAGATCCCGTACCGGCTTAAACCGGCTGACGCCTCGCGTTACGACGTCTTGTGGGATATGATCTGTCAGGCCCGAAACCCCTCCTCGCAGGAGCAAGTCATTGGAACAGAAGCAAAAACCGAAAGTTAATCTGCCGTGGCGTGACATGCATAACGCCGCCAACGTCGGCGTCAGCCGCGTCATCGATTCCCACGAACAACGCTACCGGCACCGCGATCACTCGTCCGGTATCCTCTGGGACGAGAACATCCGCGGCGCGCAGGGCGAGGCGGCGTTCGCCCGTTACAGGGAGATCGAGTGGAACGAATCGGTCGGCGCCATCGGCATTGCTGACTTCCCCGAGATCAACGTGGATGTCAAGACGCGCCGCCGGCACAACTACGAACTGTACATCCACCAGGGTGATATCGATCCCAAGCGCAAGTTCGTGCTGGTCACCACGCAGGGATGCGAGTTCATCATCCACGGGTGGATCTTCGGTGAGCAGCGGGAGCGCGTCGGATCACTCAAGACGTTCGGGCAGGCCGCGCAGCGACCGGCGTGGTACATCCCGCAGAACCGCCTGCACGACATGGACGCTTTCGACATGACGTACGAGCAGTGGAAGGAACAGGGCAACGAGGTTTCCTTCAAGGATGAAATCTCATTCGCTGACATTGATCGCGTGATGGCAAAGGCGACCCCGATTCGGGCGGATATCGACCGGGCAATGGAATGCTGGACATGAAGATCATCGGTGCGTTGTGTGACGAGGTCCGGCGCAGCGATGAGGTTATGACCCAGTACATCCGCTCGATTTACGATCAGGGCGGCGATCACCTGTACATGATCGATCACAACCCGGACGGCTGGGTCCAGGATGTCGCGGATGAATGTCTGGCCCACCGCATCGGGTTCGTTCTGGGGATCACCCTGAACCCCACCACCGAGATCGGCAAGCGCAAGCTGAACGATGCGATGGCGATTACCGAGGACATCGCACTGGGTACCAGCCGCGGCGAGTGGTCCGGATCCGCCGCATCCGCCAAGCAGTTCGTGTTCTACGAAGAGCAGTTCGGATACCGCTGGTGGGTGCCGATCACCGTGGGCATGCTGGTCGAGGATCTGGCGAACCGCGGCAGCGCGGTGATGAACTACATCGGTGACCGTCCCTGCCTGTCCCTCTGCGCGTACGTCGTCAGCGGGTACCTTTTCCGCGATCCCTACGTTCCGCACCAGGGCGAACGGACATTGCAGTTGCAGAAGGAAGGTCACCCGGCCAAGTACACGAAACTGAGCGGCGTGAATCTGAACCGGCACTTCGGCCTGACGATTTCCAAGTGGCGCAACTACATCAGCAAGTACAACATTCTGACCGGTGCCGGAGGCCAGTTAGGTTTGGATGTGGGTGTCGCCTCGTACGCCGAAGCACTGGGTTTCAAGGGGCTGGTGATCGGCATGCCGTTCGACATCCGGGAAACGAAAAAGGTTCCCGTGGACCTGGCCGAACCGCCGCAGTACCCCGAGGCAATGGGCGGCGAGTACGATACAAGACCCACCATCGAAATGATCAAGGGACTCGCATGAATAATCGTGTCTGGATGTTTTGGGAAGAGGAAACCGAACCAAATCCGCATGTTCGGTGTCAGCCGCAACCGGTCTGGGCGAAGCTGACAACCGCAATGGTTCAGTACATGATGCCGGATCG